GTGCTATGACAGAAAATGAAATGCGGAGCTACCTCGAACGTCACTTCTACGCGAGCAAAAAAATCAAAGCTCTCGAAGCCGAGCGCACACAGCTCAGATTAAACGCTATGGGCGGTGCGATTAATTACGAGGGTAATAACACCGCGACCAAAGAGAACGCCACAGAACGCAATCTGGTGCGTCTGGCGGACGAAGAGAATAAAATTGACAGGGAGATTACTCTTCTCAGGGAGAAGCAGCAGGAGATACGCCGGCTCATTGCCTCACTCGGCGACGATGATCTCGAAGCCGTCCTGATCTACCGATACATACTGCACAACACCATCGAGGAAACTGCGGAGGCATTGCACTATGCGCCGAGAACCGTGAAGTTAAAACAAAATCGAGCGGTACTTAAACTTTGCCCACTTTTGCCTTGAATTGCCCGGTCAGTGTGAGTATAATAATATCATGGAACTCAGGCGGAGAGGTCTTCAGGGCTGAATTCTCCTCTCCGTCTGCTGTTCTTGTCTCCTTTTGTTCTACACCAAGCAATCATGATTTCATCTTACTTCTTTCTGCACGACCGGAGCTTATCCCCCTCCGGTCACTTATGCTCCGCTTGTCGTTCATGTCGGCAATGGAGCACCAGAACACCCATACATCCCATATATGACATTTTGCAGAAGTACCTCGACAATAGTCGGGGTACTTCTGTTATATTATTTAACACATGGTGGCACCGGTATGGGGGAGGGTGCCCCTTGGCAGGCACGGACCAGGACTCCCCCGCGTCACTGCTCGAAAAACTGCTCGGAGGTTAGGCTTATGCCAGAAAAAGGCTTAGGATACTTGAAGCGAAAGCTCACATCGAAGCGAGCTCGCGTGCTTACAAGGTACAGATTCTATGATATGAAGAACGCGGTTCCTATGATGCAGGGCATCATACCAGAGGAGCTCAAGTGGGTAACATCCACTCTTGGTTGGTGTGCAAAGGGTGTTGACACTCTCGCTAACCGCATAGTGTTTGAGAGATTCGACAATGATGACTTTATGCTCGGCTCGATATTCTCTCAGAACAATCCCGATATATTGCCTGATGATGCAGTGCTCTCTTCACTGATAGGTTCTTGTAGCTTCATCTACATTGGCAGAGACAATTCTGGATATCCGACGATGCAGGTTATCGACGGTAGCAACGCGACGGGTGAAATCGACAGAGTGTCGAATATGCTCACGGAAGGCTATGCCGTTCTTGAGCGTGACGAGTGTGATAAACCGACGCTTGAGGCATATTTCAGACCATATCGAACTGATTATTACGTGAACGGTGCTCTGGCTCCACAGCATGCGTTTGAGCATAAAGCTCCGTATGCGTTGCTTGTGCCTGTTGTATACAGACCTGATGCAAAGAGACCATTCGGACATTCGCGCATTTCACGCTGCTGCATGAATACAGTCGAGGCAGCCATAAGAACGATTAAGCGCTCTGAGGTTAGTGCTGAGTTTTACAGCTTCCCGCAGAGGTACGTGCTTGGTCTTTCAAACGATGCTGAGGCGATAGAAGGTTCGGCAAAAGTAAAGGCTGTTATGTCTGCCTTCCTTGACTTCCGCAAGGACGAGGACAACGACAAGCCTACTGTCGGGCAGTTTCCGCAGCAGAGCATGGCTCCGTTTATCGAGCAGCTCCGCATGATGGCTTCAATATTCGCGGGTGAGACTGACTTGACACTTGACGACCTTGGATTCAGCACAGGCAACCCGGCAAGCTTCGATGCTATCAGAGCATCACATGAGGCGCTCAGGCTGACGGCTCGCAAAGCTCAGAGGACATTCGGCACAGGCTTCCTGAATGCCGGATACCTTGCAGCGTGTGTGCGTGATAAATACACATACAACCGTTCTGCATTCGTAAATACTAAGCCTATATGGCAGCCGATATTCGAGCCCGACGCTGCTGCTCTTGGAGCTATCGGCGACGCTATACTCAAGATTAACCAGGCTGTTCCAGAGTACATCGGCGAAAAGGCAGTTCACAGCATGACAGGCTTGGTGAGCGACAGTGATTAATTATGAGCAGCTCAGAACTGCGGTAGATACCAAGCTCAGTATGGATCCTGAATTAAGGACCATAATGAAACGTATCAACAGCGGAAGGGCGACATTCATTGACACTGCACGATATTCGCAGGTGCTCTCTCATATTCTCGGCAGTGAAGTTTCAAAAATGATCTTAAATGTCGATGACCGCGAAGCTGTTGTATCACACCTGCTGCATGACAGCTATGAGGATATCAATGATGTTTTTGGCAGAGTACAGAGGGATATTGACAAGAAGAAGGGGCTGAACATAAAACCTCGGCAGGGTGAATATCCAGACGAGCGCGTTGAGCAGTTCGTTCACTCTCTTGTGGATCCTACTGTGGAGGACAGCGTTATCGAGCGCAGAGCCAGAGCCGGCACAGAAACTATCACAAAGTCCTTCCATGATGACTGCATCGAAGAGAATGCAAAGCTCCATGAAGAGGCAGGGCTCAAGACCTATATAATTCGTATGGGAACGAATTGCTGTCCCTGGTGCTCAGAGGTCGCTGGCAAGTACGAAATGAAAGACCAGCCTCAAGGAATATTCCGCAGGCATGACAACTGCGACTGTACTGTTATTTATGACGGACAAGTTCTCAGAGGTCAGACAGGCAACAACGGCAAGCGCAGCAAGAAGTGGGTTGAGGTTCCAAAGGATGCAGGAGCTGCCGCAGCTCCGAGACTTAGTCAGGAGCAGGCTCGAAAGCTGACTGATGATAAAGTATCAGAAGTTAAGTCTAAAATAAGCAATCCTTCCGAAATGACAATTAAACAAAATACCGAATCTCAGTATTATCGACCTGTTTTACTTGATCATAATAGTGGAATATCAATTAATCGTGAATATGAGTTTAGTGCATATAAAGTCGAAAACACGCATAACAATGTATATGTATCTGAAAATGTTGATATTAAGCCTAAAAAGTTACATCAAATAGATATTCGTATTTCTGAAGCTATGAATAAAATTGGTATATCTGATGAGAAAAATTTACCTAAGGCTGTTGTGGTTAGCCGCAAAGATATTGCCAAAAATGATGTTGCTTTATATAGAGCTAAGGAAAATATGCTTCTTATATGCGATGAATATGCTGTTTATAGTCCAGCAGAAATGCCAAGACAAATGCAGCAATTGGCTTGTGGAGAAAAAGATATAAGTACATATATACATGAATTATATCATTGGCTGGACGCAGAAGAATACCGTAATAAATATGGCAATATTACTGATGAAAACTATAACGATTATATTGATTTTATTAATAACAATGCAAAGAAAAGGCTTGACAAATTATCCTCTAAGGGGTATAATGTTCTTGTAAGTAAGTATGCAAAAGATAATGTCATTAAACAACAGTTCTTTGAAGTTTACACCGAATACAGGACGTTTAATCTATTGGAGGGATGAGATTATGCGTAGGATAATGCAGGGAAAAGAGCTTGAACTTTTTAAGAAGGTCGAGCCTTATATTGTTTATCCACTTCAAAACGGTAAAGGCATTCGCAATGATTCACCAGCGGATGTAGTAAAAGCATATGAAGAATTATGTGTTTTACAAAGTTCAAATAATCAGATACCATTTGACCATTAATATTTACAAACCGTCCTTATGTAGGGGCGGTTTTCTTATATCCTCATGGAGGTGATCCTAATGACAATCCAGGGCAACTAAATACAAGACGAAGCACCTTATAGGTGCATTTTTATGCCTTTAAGGAGGTAGCCTATGACTCAGGCGAGAGCAAGACCTAACCTTCGCCCAGACCACAACGGTCCGCAGAGGGCACAATTCAACAGCAACAAGAAGAAAATCTACGCTACGCAGGAAGTGTGTGGGATATGCGGGAAACGGGTCGATTTCAGCCTAAAATTTCCACATCCGCTCAGTCCTTGCATAGATCATATCATCCCAGTCGCCAAGGGCGGACATCCGAGCGATATCTCAAATTTGCAGCTCGCTCATATGTGCTGTAATAGGGACAAGTCGGACAAACTTGTAGCTGACAAGCCGAACTTTTCGACAGGTATCGAGCTGATATCGAATCGGCTCCTGCCGCTCACATTTGACTGGAAAACGATATAAGGAGGGAGTTTGATGGACGAGCCTCGTCTCGGCAGACAAACTCCTACTATTTCTATACGGCTGCCATATACCGAGTCGCTCGGAATGGAAGCCGTTTCTCTTTACAATCAATCCGATCGCACGGCTCAGGACTGGCAGGCTCTGATGTTGGAAGACATTATGGCGGTCAATTTTGACGGGCTATGGACGCACATGAAGTTCGGCTGGAGTATTCCTCGCCGTAACGGCAAGTCTGAGATATTGATTATCAGAGCTATATACGGGCTCACTCATGGCGAGCGAGTCCTCTATACTGCGCATCGAACGACAACGTCGTCGAGTGCCTGGGAAAAGATTTGTGTTCGCCTTGGCAAAATGGGGTTCCAAGAGGAAGTGGACTATAAAACCTACAAAACTCGTGGAATGGAGCGCATTGAGTGGCTCAAAGATAATAGCGAAGCGGTTATCAACTTCAGAACAAGAACAAGCACAGGCGGACTCGGTGAGGGTTACGACTTGCTTATCATTGACGAAGCCCAGGAGTACACCGCAGACCAAGAATCAGCGCTCAAATACGTTGTTACAGACAGCAGAAATCCGCAGACGCTCATGTGTGGAACACCTCCGACAGCAGTTAGCTCGGGAACTGTGTTCCTGAAATACCGCAAGGAATGCCTGACAGGCAAGTCAGAAGACTCGGGTTGGGCTGAATGGAGCGTGCCAAATCTTACAGACGCTCATGATCCTGAGCTCTGGTATGAGACGAACCCTTCATTGGGTACGATTCTCACAGAACGAACGATTCGTTCAGAGCTCGGTGACGACCAGGTCGATGATAACATTCAGAGGCTCGGATTGTGGCTCCGATACAGTCAGAAGTCAGCTATCAGCAAGGAAGAGTGGACGGCTCACGCACTGACAGAGAAGCCAAACGTAGGCAAGAACCCACGCTTGTATTTTTCTGTCAAGTACGGCAAGACCGGCACTGTGTCTCTTGCTGTCGCATTCAAGCTTGAGGACGGCAATGTGTTCATTGAAGCCATAGACTGCCGACCTATACGCGAAGGGAATGATTGGATTATCGCATACTTGCGAAACCCACACGCAGACTCAGTCGTTATTGACGGAGCAGGCAATCAGACTGTGCTCGTCGATGATATGAAGAACGCATCTGTGAAATGCAAGCCTATTCTGCCGAAGGTTGCTGATATAGTCGCGGCAAACGCACTGTTTGAACAGCAGCTCTTCAATGGTAGTATACGGCACATGAATCAGCCTGCACTCACTCAGGCGGCTGCGAACTGCGAGCACCGAGCAATCGGCAGCAGTGGAGGATACGGTTATACATCCGTGCTCGAGGGCGCGGATATAACACTGCTTGAAGCGGTATCTATGGCACACTGGCTCTGCGCCAATGCTAAGGAACGCAAAAAGCAGATAATAAGCATATAAGACGGGACTACCCGGGAAAGTAGGAGTTTATAATGAGTGAATTTAAGCCCATTGAGACGCAGGAGGCTCTTGATGCAATCATCAAGGATCGTCTCGAGCGTCAGAAGAAATCAGTAACAGATGAAATCAAGAAGCAGTATGAGGGTTGGGTGTCTCCAGAAGATGCCAAGAAAACCTCAGAGCAGATTGATTCTCTCAACACCAAGCTTGCGGACAGTGAAAAGAAGGTCGCAGAGCTTACATCCAAGAACAGCGCATACGAGATCAGCTCGGTAAAAATGAGAATAGCGCATGAAACAGGCATCCCCTATGAGCTCGCAGAGAGACTGTCGGGGTCCAATGAGGAAGAGATTCGCAAGGATGCGGAGATTTTAGCGCAGTATGCGGCACAGCCAGCACAGGCAACACCGAGCTTCTCGAGTGAAACACCTGTTGGCGCTTCTGCTGACGCTGCCTTCAAAGCACTTGCTCACGATCTCAACAATTAAATTTTAAGGAGGTCCTATAATGGGAACTAAGACAACATCAGGCACAATGTTCAATCCTGAGCTCGTGTCGCAGATTTTCAGCAAGGTACAGGGTCACTCTGCACTTGCTAAGCTCTCAGGAGCAACACCTATGCCGTTCTCTGGCACAGACACATTCGTATTCTCGATGGACGGCGAAGCCGCTATCGTTGGTGAGGGTGCTCAGAAGCCTGCAGGCAACGCTGCAGTCAGCACAGTAACCATCAAGCCTATCAAGTTCGTGTATCAGCACAGAGTAACTGACGAGTTCGTGAATCTCTCAGAAGAGAAGCAGATTCCTTATCTTCAGGCATTTGCTGACGGCTTTGCTAAGAAGATCGCTCGCGGTCTTGATATCGCTGCATTCCACGGTGTAAACCCTGCAACAGGAAGCGCTTCCGACATCGTTGGAACAAACAGCTTCCAGGGCAAGGTAACTGATTCGGCTCATATCATCACATACGATTCGTCCAACCCTGATGACAACATCGACGCTGCTGTTGCAGCTATTCAGGGCTCTGACGGTCTCGTTAATGGTGTTGCTATGGCTCCCGCATTCGGCGCAGCTCTCGGCTCCAAGAAGATGACTGATTCAGGCGCTGCAATGTATCCTGAGTACAGATTCGGCGGCAATCCGACATCTTTCGCAGGCGGCATTGCTTCTGACGTAAACGGAACAGTTTCATTTGGTGCAAACCAGAAGCTCCGCGCAGTAGTTGGCGACTTCGCAAACTGCTTTAAGTGGGGCTTTGCTGAGAATATCCCGCTCGAGATCATTCAGTACGGTGATCCTGACGGTCAGGGAGACCTCAAGCGCACAAATGAGATCGTTCTCCGCTCTGAGGCATACATCGGTTGGGGCATCCTCGATGCTAACAGCTTCGCTCTGGTAAAGGTAAACCCTTAACGGGTCCCGCAGTACAAGCCGAAGCTGGCGGGACCAATAAGCTTTTCGGCGTAAAGGTATCTGATATGCAGAGTGATATTACAATCACTGGCAAGACGATAACTGGTACTCTCAAGTATCTCAGCGGTGATAATGCTATCACTCAGGTATGGGGACCCGGTAACTTCCTTTGCCTCAAGATGCCTGATGCAGATATCACTACTGCAACAACTAAGGTTGGACTTGAGCCTTCTGCTGGCAGTGGCCTTGTTGAGCTCGACTCTGACAAGAACGGCATATTCAAGATATCAGACAAGAACGGTCAGAAGTTCGTCGTACAGGTTACGAAGAGCGGCGAGACTGTTGTTGACAGATATGACCTTTCAGGTCTTACTTGCTTGAGCGAGTAAGGCCGTGCAGTGGGTGCGGTTTATGCCGCAGTCAGTGACATCACTGCGCTCGGCATCAGCCTCACAGCGCAGCAGGAGCAGGCAGCAGGAGTCTTGCTTGAGCAGGACTCCGCTAAGCTCCGTTTAATTGCCAAAAAATATGGTAAAAGTATTGATGCACTGATTGCAGAGGACGAGGATTATGGTGATGCTGTCAAGAATGTCGTTGTTCAGTCCGTTGTTAGGGCGCTAAATAGCATCGCAAGCAATGATCCTGCGATACAGCAGACAACGCAGTCGGCGCTTGGATATTCAGTGACATCGACATTTTTCAACGCAGGGCAGTCATTGTATTTCTTGAAGACTGAGCTCAAAGACCTCGGGCTTGTAACTCAGAAGTTCGGAATGCTGGAGGTGTTGCATTATGGCTCAACTGATTCAGGGAACTGATATAACCCTATACGGCACTACGGACATCACTGTGAGCAATGTGCTCATCGGAGAGCCCTCAGCTGACGGTAAGAGCTTCACACTTGGTATTCCTAAGGGTGACAGCAATGAGTGGGCGGATAGGAAAATCGGCTTTTTCGGTCGTATTTTCCGCTCAATTGGATTCCCTGCACAGGGCATCGAGGCAAACATTCCGCTTTGCTGGCACAAGAAAGTGCAGGCTGAATATGCTCCGATTACCGGCAAGGTCACCATATATGCCAAAGGTAGTTTCACAAAGCACGTTTTCAGCGACGCTTATTATGTGGACGGTCGTGGCTCCGGAGCGAATAAAGTAAGTGCCGAAAAGGTCGAAGAAGTGTCAGTTCGCATTTATAGCTTCGCGCATGATGGGACATACGTGCCAAAGGCTGGCGATATTATTGTAAACGGCGAGTGTGAATTTACGTTCGATACGTCAACCGAGGCTAACGTGTCAGCGAGTATGGCGACATTTCGTTCGACTTATCCCGGATATGCGCTTATAAAGTCCGTTGAGCTTGCTGTCAACGGCAATAAATCAGACATTGATATAATTGGGCGGTGATAATATGCTCGTGAAAGTAGTTTTAAACAAGAGCGCACTTAATAAGCGCAAACAGCGTTTCCAGGTCGCTCAGGACTACATTGACCAGCAGGCCCTGAAGCTTATGACACCATACGTTCCTGTGGCGAAACCGAAATGGCACAACGCAGGAGCGCTCCGGGACAGTGGCAAAGTTGCTGAGCCTGGTCTTGTCGTTTATACAGACAGATGGGCACGCTCCAATTACTACAATTTACAGCACAGAAATTTTAAACATGGTGGAAATCCGAATGCAACAGCATACTGGTTCGAGACCATGAAAAAGAAGCACGGTGATGCGATACTCCGTGGAGCCGCGCGGATCTTAGGAGGGAAGGCAGAGTGAATATCATAGAAAAAGTGCGTGATCTGGTGCAGAACTTCCCGGATATTCCTCAGGTGCTGAATACAGTGCACGTTGATTTCATGGATACTGAGCCGACCAATTACGGCCTCAGCTCCATTGGCGACGAGCTGATCAGTGAGGATGTTCTCGGGGGACAGCATCGGCAGCACACATTCATGCTCTATACCACGTATAGCAGCATAAACGACTATGAGCGCTTACATAACAGCTCCGCTCTGCTTGAACTTGGCATCTGGTTAGAGCAGCAGATAGGCTGCGAAATCACAACAGTGGTGGGCTCTACATCTCTATCTGGAAGACTTGAAAAACTCACAGTCGGCAATGGTATGCTCTATGCAATACCTCAGGACAGCGAGCTCAGCTCTTACCAGTACCAGATACAGATCGTTGCAGAGTATACACTACCGCCACAGTAAGGAGGTAAACTATGCCCGACGACGAGAATGTTCTCACCGACGAGAACGAAAACACCGAAAATAATGAAGAGGAGGACGACGACGTGTCTACACCGAATCCACTTGGAAAACTTAAAAGAGGCGCACTTCTGCACTATCTGGAGACATCATTCAATACAACTTCCGGTATTCCTGTAAGCCCTTCATGGTACCTTATAGGCAAGGACGTTGAGGATATGTCCGTTGAAATGAACCCTGACACAACTGTTGTCAAGAATATCCTTGACGAGACAAGCGTGCAGGACAACGGCTATGAGCCGTCAATTGACGTTGATACCTACTATGCAACGCCTACTGACGGAGCTATCTATGACAAGCTCAAAGCTATCATGATGAACCGTCAGACCGGCGACGACTGCAAAACCTATCTGCTGGAGGTCATCGTAGATACAGACGGCAGCTCATGGTCTGCGTGGGTTGAAGAGGTAATCGTCAAGCCCACAAGCTACGGCGGCGCTCAGGGTGGTGTTCGCATTCCGTTCACTATTTCCTTTGCGGGAAATAGACAGACCGGAACAGCAACAATCAGCAGCAAGGTGCCTACATTTACGGCAACCACCTAAGGAGGAAACGGAATGAAGTCTATCATATTTGATGAAGGATATGAAGAGTACATGATCAACGGTGACCCAAATAAAGTAATCAAGCTGAGAGTGACAGACCCGAGTTTGATTGACCGTATGAAAAGTGCTATGGAGGAAATTGAAAAGCTCAGAGAGAAATATCACGAAGCGGACGACTTTAAAAAATTCGACGAGGAATTCAGAACGATCGTCAACAAGGCGTTCGATACTGACATATGCACTCCGGTATTCGGTGAGTCTAATGTTATGACGGTCACTGCGTCTGGTGAGTTTCTTTTCACTGTCTTTTTCAATGCGTTCTTCCCTCAGCTCGAAACTGACATCAAGGCAAAGCTCGGCAAGGTCAACACTGGCAAGCTTCGTCCGGAGGTCAAGGCATACCTTAACACGCCTATTGTTAAGCCTACAAGCTCCCTTCCGGATGTTTCTGGACTCAGCGAAGACCAGAAAAAAGAACTCCTCGCTCAGCTTCTGTTGTGATAGGCTCCCTCCCTGAGGTTCTGGAAGTCGGCGGACAGCATATTGCTATCAATGCCGACTTCCGGAATATCCTTACAATATTCGAGGCATACGGTGACAATGCACTCACCGACGAAGAAAAAGTATATATCTGCCTTGCACGTTTATACACCGCGCCTGTTCCGTACTATCACATCGAGGAGGCTATACAGCAGGCTATGTGGTTCTTACAAGGCGGTGATATGCCAATGAGTAAGGCTGAGGATGTGCCTATAATAGACTGGAAGCACGATGAGGCAATTATTATGCCTGCGGTAAGCAAGGCATTAAACGTTATTGATATACGTTCGATACCTTTTTTGCACTGGTGGACGTTCCTCGGCAGCTTCGGCGAGGTCGGGGAGGGACTGCTCAGCACAGTCCTTCACATACGCCAGTCGAAAGCAAAAGGCAAGAAACTAAGCAAGACGGAGGAAGAGTTCTTCCGAAAAAACAAAGACCTCTGTCAGCTTCGTTCCGCAGAAGAACAAGCGGCGATTGACGAGACAGAGGATTTCCTTAAAACACTGATATGAGAAAATACTTCTGCCGCCGGTGCGGACGCTTGCTATTTCTCGGTAAGTTCGCCGGGATAATAAGCATAGTATGTCGCCGGTGTAAGACTAAGAATATATACATAGAATAGCTTCACAGCGTGCCACGAGTACCGAAGCTCATTGAAAAGGAGTGAGGGTAATGGCTGCCGACGGAAGACTTAATTTTGATACTAAGATCAACAAAGAGGGATTTGACAAAGGCGTAAAGAGCCTTGACAGCGGTCTCGGCAAGCTCCAAGGGCAATTCAAAAAGCTCGCTGCGCTTGCTGCGACCGCTTTTTCTGTTCATGTAATAGCTTCATTTGCCAAGGAGTGCAAGGAGCTATACAACACACAGGTCGAGCAGGAAACAAAGCTTGCCACGATAATGAAGCAGCGTATGGCTGCGACTGACGAGCAGATAGAAAGTGTCAAGAAGCTTGCAGCAGAACAGCAGAAACTTGGCGTGATCGGTGACGAGGTACAGCTTGCCGGTGCTCAGCAGATAGCGACGTTTTCAAAGCAGACATCGACTATCGAGACTCTGCTGCCTGCTATGAACGACCTGCTTGCACAGCAGAACGGTCTCAACGCCACAACAAGCGACGCTGTGAACATCGGAAACCTTATGGGCAAGGTCCTGCAAGGTCAGACCTCAGCGTTGAAGCGTGTGGGTATCAGTTTCAGCGACGCAGAGGAGCAGGTGCTGAAATACGGCACTGAGGAAGAGAAAGCGGCAATGCTCGCTCAGGTCATCACGAACAACGTCGGACACATGAACGCTGCACTCGCTCAGACGGACGCAGGCAAGCAGAAACAGCTTGCCAATGCAATGGGCGACGTGAAGGAGCAGTTCGGTGCGGCAGTAATGACGATTGAGAGCGTGTTCCTGCCTCTACTGACTAAGGTCGTTCAAGGACTCGCTGAAATAGCTGTTATGGCTCAGACTGCGGCAAATGCGATAAAGCGTGCGTTTGGTATGGATGCCAAGAACAACAGCGCAGCCGTCGCACTTACAACAGCCTCTGCCGTTGCTTCTGCTGCTGAGAGCTACGAAGACATCGAAGAGGCAGCCAAAGGAACTGAGAAGGCTCAGAAAAAGAGCCTTGCAAGCTTCGACAAAATGAATATCCTGTCTTCGGACAAGGAGAGTGCTGCCGGCACAAGCGGAGGAGCTTCGGCGTTATCTCCGGCTGTGACTGTTTCAGATAACTTCTCTGAGACTTCAAGCAACATGCAGGACTTTATAGACGAAGTGCAGAAAGCATTTGCCGGACTTGCCAATTACCTGAAAAAGAACTTTGCGCCAAGCTTCTCGAAGGTATGGAAGCAGTTGAAGCCTGAAATCAAGCGTTTCGGAGATAACTGCAAGACAGTTTTCAAGGACATTAAGAGCCTCGGACCGGAGCTGACAAAGTACCTTAAAGGCGACTTTACAACGTGTTTAAGGACGTTCGTTGAGACATCGGGAAATATTCTTGCTGGACTGTTCAACTCAGCAAATACCGTGTTCTCCGATATCTGGGACAAAGCGGCGTTCCCAATGTTGCAGTCGTTTGTTGTTGATGGTCTGCCAGTGCTCACACAGTTTACAACCGAATCGCTCTTGACGTTCAATACGCTGTTCGATGAGGTAAAAGAGATATTTGATATGCTGTGGAACGACGCAGCCGGTCCTGTGCTTGAACTTATCGGCACGGTGTTTACAGACCTTATGACCGACATGAAGGCTGCGTGGGACACTCACGGAGCAGTCGTTTTTGAGGCGTTCCGGACAGCTATCAAGACCACCGGCAAGATGTTCAAGAACGTCTGGAATAAAATATTCAAACCTATTTTCGACACGATGATGTCGGTAATTGGCGAGCTATGGGAGAAACACCTCAGACCGCTCGTCCAGAACCTGCTTGACTTTGCCGGAAAGCTCGCCAAGGCTGCACTTGACATCTACAACAATTTCATCGGTCCTGTTGTGAACTGGTTCGTTAATACCTTCGGACCGCCAATAACAGCAATATTCAACGGAATTGTAACGGCTGTCGGTGACGTTCTCGGAGGCTTCACAGACCTGCTCAGTGGTGCTATACGTATTCTCGGCGACCTCATCGACTTCCTGACTAATGTATTCAAGGGTAATTGGAGCGGCGCATGGTACGCAATAAAAGACATATTCAAGACAGTATGGGATATGTTCACGGATATTGTGAAAACGCCTATCAACGCAATTGTCGATATAATAAACGGCTTTATAAACGGTCTGGAAGCCTGCCTCAATGCCGTTATTGGTGCACTGAATAAAATCAGCGTAAAAATACCGAAGTGGGTGCCTAAATACGGCGGCGAGAAGTTTGGTATTGACCTTGACAAAGTTGATTTTAAAACAGTAACTCCGCTGGCGGAAGGCACAGTCATCCCGGCTAACTTCGGAAACTTCCTCGCTATGCTCGGCGATAACAGGAGAGAACCGGAAGTTGTATCGCCTCTCTCCACAATCGAGCAGGCAGTCAAGAACGCTCTTGGCAAGTCTGGCAACACTGAGCCGATACACGTACACGTCGAGATAGACGGCAGAGAAATCGGCAGAGTGGCAGTCAATGCTGTGAATGCTGACAAGGCACGGAAAGGAGCTTGAAGATGAGCGCTTTAGTACCAATTAAGACTATCAACGGCACCTCTATGGCAAGCAAGCTCCAGCCCAGAAAAGGCGGTTATAGGGTTACAAAAGCCGACCTTTACTCAGACAGTACGGCACGCTCAGCAGAGACTGGCGTGCTTATCCCTTATCTTATCCGTAGCAACGTCTATACAATAGAGGTCGAGTATATTGGCACAGCAGCTCAGATAAGTGAAATCGAGTCTATTATAGCTCCGTCAAGCGGTCTAAGACAGTACAGTGTTGAATTCCTTGATAACAGCACATATGTGACTAAGACAATGTACCCCTCAGACCGCAGCAAGCCCACTGAAATCATACTTAATGGCGTGCCATATATGACGTTGAGCTTCTCGCTCATTGAGCTGTAAGGAGGTACTATGTATAACGTATCACAGGCTTACCGCACTGCTATGGGCAGCGGAGCGGTGCAGCATATCCGGGGCACGTTGACTCTCGCCTCCGGGGACGAGGTGGACATCACCGATCTGATCGAGGGCACGCCTAAGACAGACAGTAAATGTGTCGAATCTGACGACAACTATATGTTCGGCGAGATGTACATCGGCTCTGTGGATGTCATCATCCGCATGGACGCTGAGGTGTCCGACTTCAAGGGCGCTCAGCTTACTCTGGACTTCGGCGTTGACATTGCCGGAAGCGAGGAGCCGGAGTGGGTACCGCTGGGAGTGTGGGATATAACATCTGCGGAGCGTACTGCTGTAACATCGACGGTCGGCAAGTGGAACGTAAAGGGCATGGATAAGTTGAACCGACTCAGAACGTTGGCAGAAAATGACACCATAGGATTTATCAGGCTTGAAACAGCTCTTGCTTACATAGCTGAAAAATCCGGCGTGACCTTTGCCCAGACTGCCGCTCAAATAGCGACACTTGCAGGAAGAGCGAACCCGAACAATATATATACAGTGCAGCTCGCCTCTACCTGTTGGGAGCAAGTGCGAATGATAGCGCAGATTGTTGGCGGTTTTGCGTTTGCCAACAGGGACGGTGAGATAGAGTTCCGCAAACCTGCCAAGACTTCGAGCCTCAATATTACCGCTTCCAGACGTTTCGGTCTGAAACTTTCTGAGCAGCCTTTCTATATTGCCGGTGTATCGTATACTGACGACTACGGAAGAAACTACACGAAATATCTCAGCGGCGGAGACGGCACGGCTGTATTAGGCTTTGCAGGAAACGCTTACATCACGACCGAATCCGATGACTACGAGCGCATATACGCTACGTGGATAGATACGATAGCAAGCTACTACAACTATGGCTGGTACAGCGGCACTTGCGACTACTACGGAGATCCTGCGCTTGACCTTGGCGACCTGATAACAGTACAGGGCGGCATTGCCGGTGAAACTGACCGTGTTATGCTTGTGACCGGTCTCAGCTGGGGCTTCCGAAGCCGGCAGACTATAACATCTGCCGGCGTGCCTGATACCGGAGCAGTGGATTATACAGCATCGTACAGCAGCGGCAGCGGTACAGGCAGCGGAGACCAGATCATAATGACCAAGCCGGTTAAGACTGTGTGGCTGGACTGCTATGATGACGAGCTCACAGGTACTCAGCAGACAGTCGCCCGGGGAGGTATATCCTGCCGGTCAGCGGTGGACTGCTATGCAGATATAGGGCTTGTCCTCAAGGCTACTCAGGACTGTACGGCAGAGGCTACCGTCTACCTTGACGGTATAGCACAGATATTCCGACCGATACAGACGCTCCACGAGGGCGAGTATACCACGCTGCACTGGGACGTTGACCTCAGTCCGGCAGCCGGCACGCACACAGTCGAGGTCAAGGTGACAGCCTGCGCGGAGATAGCAGATATACGCGCTATCGTGCGAGGGCAGGACATTATGGAGGCTTCGCCTGACCTGACCTTGGAAAGCGAGTACACATACACCATAGCGGGCGGACAGGCTACCGTTACAGGCTACACCGGCAGCAGCCTCTATCCGCAGATACCGAGCAGGCTCGGCGGAGCTGCGACCTATATCATCGGATCATCAGCATTTACCGAATCGGACATACAGGCAGTCATCATCCCAGATGGCGTGACGGAAATCAAGTGAGGAGGCGAAAGAATGGCAAACGTAGGCGATACATTACCGCACTGCACTGGAACAGGCACGCAGGCAGATCCGTATATATTCAGTGATGCACAGGGATTTGTGGAAGCGATAGCTGTTAACAATAGCTACATTGAAGCGGGCACAGATAGCATCGAAATGGACGCGGACGACGGAATTATAACAGAGCCGTTAATATTTAACGGTAACAAGATAAACGGCAAAGGTACGACGATTTATAATCTCACACTTAGCTCGGCAGCTGGCGAGCTCATTCGATTCTTGCGTACTTGCAAGATAGAAAATATGAATTTTTATAATATGGCACTATTGCCTTCCGGCAACGATGTGAAGATCTTAAAAACGGAAACAGCTGCGGATACTGGATATACTGTATCAGAGCAGCTCATTAACTGCAATTTTGCAGGAATAATAGAAGGAAATTCAGCAGGACTCGGATTGATTGAAACACGTCGCAATAATTCAACCTGGAAGAGCAGCTATGCGTTTGCAAGCTGCACTTTCAACTTCAATTTCCGATTAACCGCAACAGCAACGGTTGATTTTTTCAAAACTAACAGCTATGACGGTATAGCGCTGACTGACTGTACGCTCTCACTCACAGGCAACGTTAACGTTGGAAACGGAAATTCTTTCAGATGTGGCACAAGCTATGTAAAGTTCAATAAATGCACATTTCTAAGCAATGAAAACAAGCTCACGGTAGCTCAGACATTCTCGATGACTCCGACCAATGACGGCTATAACTACTTTTTTATGCCGGTTGAGGCCGATACAGTAACTATAACGGACGCAAAGACGCTTGTAAACAGGAGCTATATCACAGCGACAACAAAGAACCTCTCCGGCTCAATCTCAATGCAGCAGGATGATTCAGCTGCCGATGACTATATCTTCGACGAGAGCAATCTGCAAGCAAAAGGATTTGTGATAGGTAGGGTGATAAGGTAATGGCATGGGTACTTGATTTATCATCGAATCCGCCGAAAATCTATAATGATGAAGGTACGGAGAACATCCACAACGCTCTTGATCAGCCGTTCCCCTCTGTTTTCTGGTGGATCACTCCGGACAGGCAGAATATAACGCATAAAGGATTTGTGCCGATACCGGAACAGAAGCGCGGCGCATTTATGAACGCCACTTCCCTGGCGAAAGTCACCATACCGTACAGCTGCAAGGCTATCGGGGAGTATGCATTTACAAATACGGCGCTGAAAAAAGTAAAGATTGCCCCGGACTGCACGTACTTCCCGACCAGCTTCCCTGAGGGCTGTGTGGTCGAGTTCTACGGCGGCGGTGGCGACTACGGACAGCTCCTCGACGGCGACGGCTATGCTGTTATCGACGGCGACGGAGCAAGAGTATACATCAAGGAGTGATAATATGGCAGACCTGATAAGACAAATGGAAGAAGGGCACGAGACCGCAGACATCGACGGCGTTATCGACGAGGTGGCAGCAGCTCGCGGCACGTATGATACACTGGATGACAGACTGGACGCAATGGGTGGCGCTCCCTCTCCGTCATCATCTTCCCCGGCAATGGATGGCACAGCCTCCGCCGGGGAAAGTGACGAGTTCGCTCGCGGAGACCACGTACATCCTCACGATTCGACCAAGCAGGATACACTCGCCTTCGAGGGAACATACAATGCGTCCACCAACAAAGCAGCTACAATGTCAGCCGTGAAAGACGGCAAGCTCACAGGCTATGCTCAAGCAAGCGGTGATGTGGCTGCTACTGACAAGATAATCGAGGCTATCGGCAAGGTTGAGAAGAAGGCTGACGACAATAAAAACAATATTTCATTAGATTTCAAGCGCAATAATATTAATTTGTCAACAGTAAATGGTGGTGTCAATAGTGGTGGTGCAGGCTTCATCATTGACACCACAGCAATTGATATGCCTGCTGGGAACTACTATTTCTGCTGGAAAAATACGTCCACAACTGGTTCATCGGTCGTTAATTGCTATACTGCCGACAATACAAGAGTTGTAAACGAAAATAAGACTAACAATGCAGTAGAAGAAAGACTAATTACAGTACCGCAGGACTGTGCGAAATTCTCCATATACTGCACTGGTATTAATACCATCACTGATTTTATGATTGTACCCGAATCGGCGTTTACAACTGGTATGAGTTATCACAATCCTACACCGTCAATTGCACAGTTATATCAGATGATTTTAGCGTTGCAGTAACAATAAAATTATATTTTTAACAAAAGCATAGACCTAATAAAAAGGTAATTTTTTATGCGGATTGCAACTTTGTTTCAACTTAGTTGCAACCAATTCAAAAGGAGGTTGAAAATGCAGTACATAATAATGCTAACAATTGTGCTCGGTCTGGCAGCTTCAGACTTTGTGACTGGCATAATCAAGGGATATGTCACCAATAGCCTCAGCAGTGAGAAAATGCGGAAGGGCGGCGTGAACAAAGTAGCAGAGATACTATTCATGGCTACTGCCTGCGGCTTAGAAATTGGAATAAAGCTACTCGGTCAGTATTACTCCGCGGAAAGCCTTGCAAAAATTACTGGCGCAATCACGGCAATAGCGGTTTTTACGTATATCGTCCTAATGGAAATCATCTCGATATTAGAAAACTACGCTGAGATCAACAGTGAAGCGGCGTGGGTACGGAGTATATTGAAACGCCTAAAAAATGTGCCAAATGAAAATAAGGAGGAAGAAAAATGAATGCACCATTCTGCGGAAAATTCTGCGTATCGCAGCAGTACAGTCCCGGTGAGCACGACGGTCTGGACCTTGTGGGGATAGATTCCAAGGAGGTCCACGCAACGGTCAGCGGTACAGTCCACTATGCCGGCTGGGAGAACGCCAACAACCACGCTCAGGGCTTCGGGCAGTACGTCTGCATTCGCGGCACTGACGGGCTGTTCTACTATTACGGGCATCTCTCGGAGCTGAGAGTGAAGTCCGGCGACCTTGTTGCCTGCACCGATGTTATCGGCATAGAGGGCAGCACAGGACAGTCTACCGGCAGCCATTGTCACTACGAAATACGAGGCGGCTTCTTCAAAGGAGCAAAGGTATATGACGTGTGCTCAAAGTCCGGTATACCTAACGTTCTCGGCGGAGTCTACGATGACGGCTACCGTCCCGGAACGGCGGCTCCTACACCAACGAAAAAGACAATGGAAGTCACAGTAAAATACGACGACCACATCTTCAGTGGCTTGCTGGAAGAGCAGTAAAGTGCATAATCACATATAAATGGTAAGTTAAATACGTCTTTCACGAATAATCAATTTACACATTACGCACGTAAAATCCCCCTCGAAAGGACTACCTTCGAGGGGGATAATTTGTATATGACAGTGTTTTATTAGAATGCTATTGTGGTCTTAAAAAACCGTTTCTCCTCCTATGCCCATAAAAACGACCTCCTTTTTTCTTTATTATACTATATTTAAACTACATTGTCAATACTACAATTCAAGATTTGATACCGTTGTACCTTTAACAATAGAGTCCCTCTTTTGGTTTGTAATTACTTTTTTCTGTTCAAGTTGCCTGTTCTTCCATATTCTGTATAATTCTATCAAGTTCGTATAGTAGGTCGAGCAATCTAATGTGTTGTTTTTAGCAATATTGTAGTACAGCAATTCAGCAATTTCTATAAATGTTTGATGTGCAGATTGATAGATTACACTTTCGTCGGCAATATTGTGAGTAAAATACATTGAAAATAGTTCAAGATTATTAAGGGTTTTTGAAATGTAATTTGATAGAAATGCATTAATCACTTTCTTCTTGTTAACTTTGTTAATTTCTACTGTGCTGTTATCATCTTTATTATGTATAAAATCATATTGGATCCCAGGGAGATTTAGACTATATGCTTCATTAGCCATTAGGATGGATAAAAAATAACCATCACCGTCTTCAATTTTCTTAATATCTTCAATATCATTTTTTGAAAGTAAATCTTCAACTTCTGTCATATTAAAATCACGTATTTTGCATTTATTAATTTTTTCTGTTATTTTAGTAATGTTAGAATTATTAAATATAAACTTTATTGTGGCAGATTTATCTAAAACATTATCTTTATAATATTCCATTAATTCAATTGACTTTTGAACTTTTTCAGTATCATTTTTTATTATTACCTGTTTACAAGATATGTGATACTGCCAAACAGCTATTATTGAAGAAATAACAATGAACAAAAACGAGCTGACTTGAGCTGCTTTTACCAAAGAATCTAAGTTCTTTTTTTCATTTTCAGATGGAATAAAAAGCCAAATGCAAACAGTAGTAAGAACATAAAACAATATAAAGATAAATGTGAAAACTGGTCTGTGATCTAACACATATTTTACCACAGCTCGGTATAATGTTTTCTTTTTACTTTTCATACTATCCCTCTTTTTAACATCTTTCTGTGAATATTATATCATCAAATGATGAAAAATGCAAGAAATTGTCGAACAAGCACGAAACAATTGTTACAATTTAACAAAATACATTTTTGAATATGGCTATAATGTATATCACAACGTTCCAAGCACAAAATCTGTAATATGATGTATAATGTTTGAAGCACTCCTCTGAGGCTTTCTTCGACCATAACCTACATACATCGACACAGCATCCTATTGACCTGTGCGGTTCCTGTGGTATACTGTAAAACTGTGAGCGCAATCGTATCACTACATTACTCTCAGGCGCTTCACGCACAACCGCCCTGCATGGTCAAAATTCAGGGCGGTATTTTTTGTATCAAATTGTGTGTAAATTGTATGTAAAACGGGATTTTTTGGCTATTTTAAGCCGTTTGAAATTAAATAATCTTTAACTCGGTGCAAAGAAATATCGCGGAAAAGGCTATTCACCGTATCACATTTTTTAATATTCGGCTATATTTCGGTTCAATTGTATGTAAAATTGTATGTAAAATTTCTATGAAAAATTGCCCCTGCCAGAATTGACAGGGGCTGATGTCACTTGTTTATCTTCCTCATCTCGTCGATGAGGGTAGCGACGTCCTGATGAATGTAGACCTCGGCGGTCGTGCTGTAATTAGCGTGACCGATTATCTTCTGGAGGTTCTCCGGCTGCACGCCAGCCGCAGCGGAGAGTGATGCAAACGTGTGCCGGGTGCAGTGTGGAGTCAATCCCTCTGGATCTATGCCGGCTGCATCGAGAGCTGCACCGAAGACATCCCGGCGAAACTGAGCAGTGGACATCTGAAAGAGCCGACCGTCCCCGGCACGCTTGCACCATGATCGGACGAACTCCTTCAGCTCCGGAATAGCCGGAGGAAGCGGAACGATACGATCTTTACCGGCATCGGTCTTCTCCCCTCCTATAATGATTCCACGCTTGAGGTCTACGCTCTCGACAGTCAGGGCGACGACTTCTCCGATACGGAAACCGGTATATATCATAAATAGTACCGCTTGAACGTTCTGGTCGTCCGAGTGCTCCCAGAGACAGGAGATCTCTTCCCGTGTAAAGATACGCTTCTCCTTCTTCTCAAACTTTGGTATTTTCAAGAATTCCGCATAATTCTTGTTGACGATATCGTTCTCCATAGCGAATTTGCACAGCATGAAGGACATAGTTTTGATGATGTCGCAGGCGCTCTTGGATGTAGCGGCATTGACAATTTCCTGAAAGTGTGCGGTGCGGAGCTCCCGTATAGGCATATCCTTGACATCCTCGAAGCGCTTCCACATCGCGGTATACAGGTGTACGGCGGACGCAGAAACACCCTTGAAATGCACCTTAGACCACATCTCATATATTTCTGCCAGCGTGGCATTGTACAAAGCCGGTCTGCCGTTCCGTACAAAGTCGTCGAGAGCCTCTGAAGCTTCCCTACGGGTATCATAGCAGCCAATATACTGCCTGCCCTGCCCGTACTTGCTTGAAGGAGCAACAGCTAACCACGGCTTCTTGTAGCGCTTGTCATAGTGTATCGTGCCGGTGCCATGTTCACGCTTGTGATACTTAGGCTTCGGCTTGAGGATCTGCTTCTTGCCGCAGTAATTACAGTAGATAAAATCATCTGGTATCTCTTTCCTGCACTTCATACACAACATAAAAATGCACCCCTTTCTTGACATAGCGAGAAAGACGTGCTATAATTACATTGTTGCGATGTGTATTATGCACGTCCCCTCCCCTGCGGTGTTCCAGCACCGTGGGGGAGTTTTTTTAATAGGTATCTTTACTGAGGACATCCAGATGCCGTCTGTAACGCTTCGGGATATTGATACCGACAAGATAGCCGATAGAGTGCAGGAAGCTTGAAATAACAGCAAATCCGTCCTTGTAGAAAGCTTCTATGCGCTTATCCTTATACTGTATGCCCTTGTAATCCGGAGGGCAGATGAACGTCCAGTCAGCTCCGCTGCGGTCGAGGACTATGCGGAAGAATTTGTCGATGTCGGTATCCTTGAAACCTGCATTCATCAGCAGGATATGGTGCTCCATAGCCTCGTCTATCTGGCTCATAATGGCTGTCTGACCGTCAAAGGATATGAGGACGAGCAGCGGTTCGTCTGCTGTCATAGCCTTGGCAACAGCTTCCTCAGACGGGTATTTTATAATGTTCATTGGCGTTCCTCCTCTCAGTAAATGCGCTGCGACTGAACGACTTTGCCGACAACAGCGACGTTAGTCATCTCCTCACGCTCGAATATTCGTGGTGGATAGTAAGGATTGACCGAGGTAAGTGTTATCTTGTCGCGGTCGATGCGGACTTTCTTTACAACTCCGTCCTCGCCGTCAATGCGGACAACTGCTATGCACTCGCTGTCGAGTGTTTCCTGTTCGCGGACAAGCACACGGTCGCCGTCGTGGAGCTCCGGCTCCATGCTGTCTCCGGTGACGGTGAGCCAGAAATAATCATATCCCTCATGGAGTATCTCGCTGTCGGTGAGGATATAGCCCTCGATGTTGTCCTCAGCGTGGCAGCTCAGACCTGCTGCTACTCTGCCTACCAGCGGAACGGGAACGGTGTTGGCTCGTATCTCGATAGCTGTCTGTGGTTTTGAGGAAGTGGACTTGGTCTTTGAGTTACCTAAGAGAGTGTCAGAGGAAATATTGAGAGCTTTGCATATATTGAGTAGAACGGCGGTACTAATATCGCGCTCACCGCGCTCATATGACGCATACGTTCTTGCATTCATACCGAGTTTATCGGCAAATTCCGTTTGGGATAAGCCGATTTTTTTGCGCTCATTTTTGAGCCTTTCAGCTAATGTCATTCTATTGCACCTCCTTTGTGTAGTGTAAATTATAACACAAAATGTGTAACAAGTCAAGAGGAAACACAAAGTGTGTGCATATTGCACAAATTCAACCAACACAATTTGTGTGTGTTCTAACACGAAACGTGTTGACATTTACACAAAATGTGTTATAATGAAAATACAAACACATAACGTGGAGGTGATATATTGGAAATTGTTTTCAAAAACATCAGGGCGGAATGTGCAAGAAACTCTTATACAATTGAGGAACTGAGCGATATGCTCGGAATTGAGCGTAAGACATTCTATAACTGGGAAAGCAAAAAAGACTTTCCTATCAGTTATCTTGTAAAGATGTCTCAGATTTTTCATGTTCCTACTGATGAACTTCTTGGACTGGCTTCCATTGTTGAAGCTTAACACCCCACCCCGCAGAGAATTAGAAAGGAGGGAGAGGATAAATGAAGATAGTAATTGAAGGAAAATAAGATTTCCTTAAAAAACTCGAAAGGATACAAGAGCTATCGAAGGAGCTTTACAAAGAGGTAAGCTGCGTGGGCTGTATCTCAGCCTATACAGCGCTGAACATCAACAGAAAGGAGTAGACTATGGCAAAAGTAATGGTAGTTATCGGCATCAAGGAAGCGGCAGCGATACTCCGGGAACACGGGATGAAGATCTCGGATGCCGACCTTCGTGCCGGTCTGGAACAAAAGGTATACCCATTCGGGGATGCGATCATCGTCACATCGCAGCCGGTCTTCCACATCTACAAGCCGAAGCTTATGAAATGGATCGAGGAACGCTCAGAGGAGCAGGAGGTGTCCGCCTGATGTACAACACAATAATATTGATTGCAGCGCTGCTTGACGGCTATTTATGGCTTGCCGTCATCGACAAGGTGTGGAGCAGGCTGTCAGAGCGCAGCAAGATGAAAACAGACCGGCGCCGTGAGAAGTACCGTGTCCCGGCATATCAGGCTATGGAATGCCGCTGGGCAAAGCACGAAAACAGAGAGCAGTTATGGCAGGAGGTGAATAGAAAATGCAGATGAAGAATGATGAGATCGTAACAAGGTACAAGCAGGCAAAGGATAAGGGAGAACAGGTGAAGATACTTGCCCAGCTTAATGACTGCCCTGTCGAGCAGATCATTGGTATCCTTACAGCTGCCGGCATCGACCACAGGTGCTTCAGCGGACTTCGCCGCAAAATGAACAAGGAAGCGGAAGAAGCCGCCGGGAAGATACCCTACAAGAAGCCTGAGATCATTCCGGGACCGCCGGTGCCGGACAAGCAGCTGACAGTTTCGGATGCAGTGGCAGTGATAAAGGCTGAGCTCGCAGACATCAATCGCCAACAGTATGAGTTGGACATGAGAAAAGCCGACCTCTATCAGCAGATCTGGGATATGATGGGAGAGATGTAAATGAAAGCACTGAAAATTGAAGGCTGCACAGTTGTACCGGTGGACATCGAGAATACACTCGAAGCCTTGCAAGCTGCCGTGGACGGTTACATCGAGACTGTTAAGCTCGTTCCGGGCAGGGCTGTGATGATCGTCAATGAGGAGGGACTGCTGCGGGGAATGCCCCACAACATAACTGCTTCACTGGCTGCCGGCACGCAGATAGTCGGTCCTGCGATAGTGATCGGCGTTGACGGCGAGGAGTTCACGGATGTACCGGCAGATATAGCGCAGTGTATCAGAGTGATGTTTGCGTAGGAGGCGGAAATGACAGTCAATGAAAACTATGAAGACCGCTACGGTCGGAGCTGCATCGTGTTCTCCGGCGTCAGGAAGTTCAGCGATGTGTATGAGTGGCTGTTCAACCACTACAACGGCTACAAGTTCGGCATCGTCCTTGATTGCAGCCGGGAGGAGTTCCCTGAACAGGACAACAGGATATATGTTAACTTTCTGGACGAGCTGCACGATGAGGTCGCTATGGAAGCCGGGTACGTCCGTGCCGACAAGGATACATACAAGCGCAGATAAAGAAAAAAGCTCCCCGAAGGGAGCGAAAACAAATATAACCAACACTACTATAACACATAAGGAGAGAAAAGTCAATGATAAAAATAACTGTTGAAGATCATAAATGCGAGCTTGAAGTTCGCGGAACAACATCAGACGCTGTTGCTGAGCTTATCATAGGCATCGAGCAGTCAATAGAAGCGTTCTCCCGCATAACAGGGGCTAACAAAGATACCGCCTTAGCTGATGTTTTCACAATACTTAGAGCTCATCAGAAGGAGAAGGCAAATGATAAAACTTGAAATTAAAAAGGGAGACTGTGAGCTCTCAACTGAGGGCTTCAGAAGCGACCTTGCGACCGAGTGCGTTGTCGCCACCTGTGCCCTTGCTAAGAAGTTCGCCAGTATCTTAGGTGTGCCTGACGAGCTGGGGCTTATGATAATGGCAAAGGAAGCAACTGACACCATAAAAGTAATGGAGGAAGGCAATGGAGATCAATAAATGGGACGGAAAAACCGATTCAAAAGAAATACTGACAGCCCTGCTTCTGCTCATTGATGAGGAGGACGAAGCAAAGGCACGGATGACGTCCTATGGGGACTTTGGCAAGTATTTGCAGAAGCTTTACAAGGGTTCGGGAGCGGGCAACGGTGAAGTCAGCGTTGAAAGCTTCAAAGGTAATCCGAGAGTTACGCTGAGGAAAAAGAACATTGCTTACCAGCTTACTTGGAATAAGGCTGCTAAGCTGATACACGAACACCTGAACAGCCAGAGATAAGAATATGACTACCTACGAAAAAGCGAGAGAGATCGCTGACAGGCTCACAGACATACTCCGCATGGTGCCGCCTTCGCCGGATATTCCCCGAAGAACGCTTCTGCCAGCAGAGTTGATGAAAAGAGCAGGCAAAGATGAGATCAATTTTTATTACTATAAGATAATTGGAGAGTGAGAATAATGTGTGAAAACAAGGAAACCGCCCTTGCGGTACAGGAAGAGCGCCTAAATGAAGTAATGGCAAAGCCGACCGGCGGATTCATCGAAAGCTTCCGGGAGAGCTACAAGCTTGCATCGGTATTTGCCAAGTCATCACTGGTACCTCAGCAGTATCAGGGTAAGACTGAGGACTGCGCGATCGCCGTGGATATGGCGGAGCGTATGGGAGTCACACCGCTCATGGTGATGCAGAACCTCTATGTTGTGAAGGGCAAGCCCTCATGGAGCGGACAGGCTTGCATGAGTTTCATCAAGGCCAAGTACGGCGATGCAATGCCGATCTATACCGGAGAGCGCGGAACCGACTCGCGCGGCTGCTACGTCAGAGTCAGAACGCCAGAGGGTGAGATCATCGAGGGAACTGAGGTCACAATTGCTATGGCTAAGGCTGAGGGATGGATGAACAACAGCAAGTGGAAGAATATGCCTGAGCAGATGCTCGCATACCGTGCTGCATCGTTCTTTGCAAGGGTATACTGCCCCGAAATCTTAATGGGCGTGCAGGTCGAGGGCGAAGTTGAGGACAGCGAACGTCCGCAGCCGCAGAAAGCACCTGACCCGTTTAATATCACCAATGTGGAGGAAATCAAGGTATGAGAACTACAAAAATTAAGATAAAGAACCTTTTCGGCATCACAGAGACAGAGCTTGACGGCCGCAGCGTCGAGATAACCGGCGCTAACGGCGTCGGCAAGACCTCAGTCATTGACGCTTTCCGCTATGCGCTGACAAATCAGTCCGAACGCAGCATCATCGTCCATGAGGGCGAGAAAGAGGGCGAGATCATCATTGAGACCGACACCGGTCTGAGCATCGACCGCCGCAAGCGTACCGAGCAGGCTGACTACAAGTCCGTCAAGGAGAACGGCAGAGAGGTAATGTCTCCGGAGAGCTTCCTGAAACAGCTTTTCTCACCTCTCCAGCTCGATCCGGTAGCATTTACCCTGATGACAACCAAGGAGAAAAACAGGGCTATTCTCGATCTTGTTGAGTTTGACTGGGATCTGAATTTCATCAACGAGAAGTTCGGAGAGATACCGAGCTGGGTGAACTACGACCAGAACATTCTTGAAGTTCTCGGAGATATGCAGTCCGAAAGCGGCGAGTGGTTCAAGGAGCGCCAGAACGTGAACCGTGATATCAGGAACGAGACAGCGTTCATTGCGGACATATCGAAGGACATCCCGGAGCACTATCAGGCTGATAAGTGGGAAGCTTACGACCTGGGCGCTGCATATAAGAAGCTCGAACAGATCAAGGAGCACAACAGCCGTATCGAACGTGCAAAGCTCTTCCGCAGCAGCTATGATGCAAAGCTAAGACAGCTGGAAGCCGACAAGATGATAGCGATTACAAGCGAGGAAAAGGCAGTAGCAGCTGAGCGCGAGAACCTGCTTTCCGATATCGAGAGAAAGAAAGCGGAGATCAAAGCCGCCGAGGAAAAGATATCCGGGCTTGCAGGCAAGCTGGAAGACAAGAAGGCACTTGCTGAGAGCCGTTTCAGCGAGGCTAAGACCAAGCTCGATGCAGATATGAGCGTTGCCGATGAATACCTTGACAAGCAGCCACTTGACTGCACGGAGCTTCAGAACGAGATAACCTCCGCAGAGGCTATGAAGCGACACCTGAACGAATACAAGCGCATGAAGGATATGCAGGATAAGGTCGAAGAGCTCCGCAAGACCTCCGATGAATACACAAGAAAGATCGAGCTTGCGAGAACGCTTCCCGGTACTATCCTCGAAAACGCACATATCCCGATAGAGGGACTTACAGTCAAGGACGGCATTCCGCTTATCAACGGACTTCCTGTCTCGAACCTTTCCGAGGGCGAACAGCTTAGTCTTTGTGTAGATGTTGCCCTCTCGAAGCCTAACGGCTTACAGATCATACTTATCGACGGCACTGAAAAACTGACATCCGAGAACCGCGATAAGCTGTACAACAAGTGCAAGGAGAAGGGCGTGCAGTTCATCGCTACACGCACCACAGATGATACAGAAATGAAGGTGACTTATCTTGAATAAGCACAACCTGACCGGCGAGAACTACTTCTCCCCTGAGAACGAGCTGTTCTATATGGGCAGCTCGCAGTTCAAGAACTTTCAGAAATGCGAGGCTGCCGCTCTGGCGGAGCTTCGCGGAGAGTATGAGCGGGAGGTCACGGACGCCCTTCTGGTCGGATCCTATGTGGACGCACATTTCGAGGGTACGCTCGACGTCTTCAAGGCTCAGCACAAGGAGATATTCAAGAAGGACGGCGAACTGAAAGTCCAGTACAAGCAGGCTGAAAAGATGATACAGAGAGCGGAACGATCTGAGATGTTTATGCGTTTTATGTCCGGCGAAAAGCAGGTAATAATGACCGGTGAGATAGCCGGAGTTCCTTTCAAGATCAAGATAGACAGCTATCTCCCCGGGAAGGCGATAGTTGACCTCAAGGCGATCAAGGACTTCCAGCTCATCTGGAACGCTGAAAAAAAGCAGCGGCAGCACTTCATCAACTTCTGGGGCTACGACATTCAGGGCGCGATATACCGTGAAATAGTCCGCCAGAACACCGGCAAGACATTGCCTTTTTACATATCCGCTATCACTAAGGAAAGCGAACCGGATCACGATGTTCTGTGGGTGCCGGATGATGACCTCGACAGTGCCCTTGAAGTTGTGACAAGTCTTGCACCGCGTTTTCAGCAGATCAAGGAAGGCAAGCTCGCGCCACAGCGCTGCGGACACTGCGACTACTGCCGGTTCACGAAGGTGCTGACCGCGCCGCGAAACTACCATGAGGACTGCGAGGTGTACGAGGTTGAGTAGCGCAGACGAGAAAAAGGACTTCATGAAAAAGGTCACGATCCTTATCGACACGCGAGAGCAGAAGCACGAACATATCACAGCAGTGCTGTCACAGCTTGGAATTATGGCGGAAAACCGCAAGCTTGACTACGGCGATTACAGCTTTACAGCTGAGGGAAAGGACTTCTCTCACTCCTGCGTTATCGAGCGCAAGGCGAAGATAGACGAACTTTACGGCAACGTTACCGGCGATCGTGAACGCATTGAAAAGGAACTCGACACGATAAGCCGGAACGCTGTGCAGTGTACGCTGCTGCTTGAAGGCTGCAAGGGGTGGGAGCACCTGAAGGACTTCCAGATCTCCGAGACCGGTGCTGAGAAGCAAGGGAGAAGCGTCCGGAACATCGGTGCTACCGTGTATTCAACTTTGCAGTCGTGGCGCTGCGGGAATCGTTACCGGTTTGATGTTGAATTCGTCCCGGACGAGAAAAAGTCCGCGCTGAAAATATTGGAGCTTTTCTTCTGGTTCTGGCGCAATTATAAACATCAGACGGCGCCGAGGAAATAGCAATGGGCAAGAAAATACCATACGATCAGGCACTGAAAATGGCGAGTATAGCTCCGAATGAGACTATATACGCAAAGGATAATCCCTATGGTTTCAAGATCAATGTCAATCACCCAAAAATACGTCCGCTGTACGAACGCTTCAAGGAAAAAGTCGGGGAGCGCATACTCTCCGACTCACAGCGGCGGCATTTTGAACTGCTTATATTTGAACTCATAGAAAGGAAGAGAACGCATGAATAAAGTTGTTTTAGTCGGAAGACTTACTGCCGATCCTGAGCTGCGGCAAACTCAGAGCGGCGTAGCTTCGTGTCAGTTCACGGTCGCAGTTGACCGCAGGTTTGCAGACAAGAACACCGGTGAACGGCAGGCTGATTTCATACGCTGTCAGGCTTGGAGAAATACCGCTGAATTCGTCAGCAAGTATTTTTCAAAGGGCAAGATGATAGCACTTGAAGGCAGCCTCAGAACAGGCAGCTATACCGATAAGAACCACTCTGATGTTACCCACTATACTACGGATGTATTCGTGGATAATGTTGAATTCTGCGGTGACAAAAACGACTGTGGAGGCAGCGGAAACGCACAACAGCCTGCGCCTGCTCAGCAGCCAAAAGACAATCCCAATATGTCTTACGGCAGCCTGAGCGACTTTGAAGAGATACTTTCAGACGGCGACGTGCCGTTCTGAGATATATTTAAGGAGGAAAAATAATATGGTCGAAACAAAAAGCATACTTGAAATGGCTCAGGGAGCTATTATGGAGCAGGTAAACGTCGAGGTCGGAAAGATCGTCGATAATATCATGGACGTCAATACCGAGGCTAAGAAAAAGCGTACTCTTACGCTCACTGTTGATTTTGTTCCGAGCAGTGACCGCTCTCAGGTAGCTATCAACGCCGTAGCAAAGAGCAAGCTGCTTCCCAACAATGCTATACAGACAACTCTCTATGTGGGCGCGGACAGCTCCACTGGCGAGATACAGGCTGTGGAAATGGTGCCTCAGATACCTGGGCAGCAGAGCTTTGACGGCAGCATTCAGGAAGAACCGAAGATACTTAAAATTGCAGGAGGTATGTAATTATGGACAGAACAGCTATTGAAAAGATCGTAGAGCTTGGAGAACCTCACATCATAGGTGAATACGGCTTTGAATACTGCGACAAGGAACTTAAAGTTGTAAGGACGCCGAAGGTGGAAACTATTAGACTGCACACACTCTCAGGTCTGGTGCAGGCACTCAAGAAGGAACACATCAACTTTGATGCTCCTATTGTAGTTAATGTGGACTGTGAGGAATATGTCAGAGTTTACTCTGCTATCGACAATTGCGACAGATCACGCGAGATACCGTATGACGTAACAGCTGAGCTGATAGAGATACCATTCAATCGCCAGCTTGACTATGAGACAATGATGATAACGCTCAAATCTAAATTTGTGGAAACTCCGGAGCTCCTTGAGCTTGTCAAGCTCCTCGGTACTATCACGGAAGAAAACAGTGCAACTGCTTCCGACGACGGATTTTCGCAGTCAGTTGTCGTCCGCAAGGGCATTGCGATGAAAGAGGGCAAGGTCGTGAAGCCTATCGTTAAGCTCAAGCCTTACCGCACATTCAGCGAGGTCGACCAGCCGGAGAGTGAGTTCCTTATCAGACTTTCAGACGGTGCTCGTGTGGCAATCTACGAGGCTGACGGCGGAGCTTGGAAGCTTCAGGCACGCAGGAACGTTGCTGAATACCTGAAAACTAATCTCGCCGAGCTTGTTAAGAGCGGTGAAGTGATAGTCATAGAATAATAGTTCTTCCCAAAGGGCGGCTCAGTCCGCCCGGAGGGAGATGCAAAGGAAGTGGTTCAATGGCACGCCCAAAAAAAACGGGGCTTGATTACTTTCCTTTCGATGTGGATTTTTTCTCGGACAAGAAAATAAAGCGGCTCCGTACTTCACACGGAAATGACGGAGTTGCAGTATATATCTACTTGCTGTGTGAAATATACCGCAGCGGATATTATGTAGAGTATGACGATGATCTTACTCTTGACATATCAGATGAACTGAATGTCACAATAAATGCTATAACGCAGATATTGAACTACTTGTTCAGCCGGTCACTGCTTGTCATGATTGAAAGCAAACTTACTGTCCCGGTCAAGGTCATAACTGCTGCATCAGTCCAGCGAAGGTATCAGGCTGCCAAAAAAGGTGCGAAGCGTGATGTCGATGTAGCTGCTGAGTTCTGGGTTTTGAAGGAAAATGAAACCGAGAGCTTTATTAAAGTGCGTCCTGTTGATAGTAATTCTCGGAAAAACATTGATAATTCCGAGAAAAACGCTTTTAATTCCGAGAAAAAGTGCACAAAGGAAAGTAAAGTAAAGAAAAGTAAAGTAAAGGAGAGTAAAGTAGAGGAAATGGCTTCGCCTGACGGCTCTGCTCCCTCGCCCTCCGCCCTTGATAAGCTTGTCTATGATTACGGACAAGAAGCTGTTGATAAGTACGTTCTTCGAGTCCGCAGCTGGTATGCCGAGAAAGGAAAGTCTATCAGCGATCTTGAAGGCACGGTGCGTAAGTGGCTTGAGCAGGACGGAGTCAAGCCGATTGACCACAGTATGGACAAGTACAACGTCGTTATCAACAAGTTCTGAGGTGGAAAATATGGAAACAGCTTTTTACCTTTTCAGCGAAAAAAACGGAGTAAGGTGGTACCGCTGCGGAAACTGCGGAGCTCTCCAGCGCGGTACACCTCCGCCGGTCTGCCCTATATGTCAGGGCAAGCCGGTACCTAAGAGAGAGGAGACAAAGGAATGAACCTACACGACATGGCAGCCGAAGGAGCTGCAAAGCAGGCTCAGAGCGAGGCTGAGGCGTTTGAGAGGGCAATGAGCCGTATCAAGCCTAAGCCGGACATACTCAGGGAGGCAGCTGAGACTATCCAGCGTCTGGGGACAGCCACTCAGGATTGCAAAAGCTGTGCAAGGCTTCCGCTTTGCAATGCTTACAAGGACGGCGACAGCTTCAGGAACTGCGACTACAAGTGGACTTATGCAGATGAGGTAAAGCGGTATGACACGCCGTGAAGTTATCTGCTCCCAGCAGGCGCACTGCCTGAGCTGTCCGCTGTCGGTGCTGCGGACTGGCAAGGACTGTCACGAGCTGAGTGCAGAAGAAATTGAAAGAATAATTCAGGAGGTAAAGAATAATGAAAACACTAAAGTTTATGGGACATTCCGATGATACATTCGGAGAGTACGGCACAACAATGGACGATATAGACAATGCTGGCAGTGGTGAGCCTATCCAGTGTGTGATCGAGGCTGACGGCACTGCACTGATCGTTACTGGACAGTATGACCGCAGCGGCACAGGGACCTGGGACATCGGTATCAGCTTACAGGACGAGGAATTCTCATATCTGGAGTGGGACATCAGAGTGAGCTTCGAGGGCTACACGACTGTCATTGAGATTGATGTTCCCGATGATTTCAAGCTGACTTGGTACAATAACGGTGAGAGGAGTGCAGAATATGACTGATACAGATATGCTCTACGTGGCAAGTCTCCAGAAGCGCAACGAGGAGCTTGAAGCCCGTGTGGCTGAGCTTGAAGCCAAACACCACAACGAGTGCGCCCAGATAGCACACTACTCGGACGAGCTGCGGAGGGCAAAGGAGCTGCTGGAAGCAGCGGTAGAGGGGTTTGAGTATATAAAGCCGTATACATCACATTGTGACGGACATTGTAATAATTGCCCTTTTGAAAATGAGGGTTGGTGTCGCATTGATTGGCGATACACCGACGAAGCCCTCGAACTGATTGGCGAGGACATAAATGTCCCTGCCGGAGAGGACGGTGAGCAGAATGATTAATTTTCTTACCGGCTGCTTCACCGGAGCGGCAGTATGCTTCATGGCTATGTGCTTTGCCTTTTTCCTGCATGGAGGCGGTGACGATAATGAGTAGTATTCAATTAAAATGTTCTGCCGGCGATACAGTGTACATCATCCTCGAACGAATGACAGGCGGATATGATTTGTTCGAGAGCAAAGTTGATATAGTGCAATATTTTTGTAACAACAACTCAGCAGAGTGCCTATACCGTGTATGCTTTCCTTACAAGACAGAAAACATCCGGAACTTTGACTATAAGCTCAGAGATTTCGGCAATAAGATTTTTACTGATCTTGAAAAAGCAAAAAATAAGCCCGATAAGCTCAACACTTCACACTATTACTTAGGAGGCGGTGACGAATGACACGTTTGCAAGAGGTAGAAAATCTCCTCGACAACAATCTCCAGCTTATTACCGACTACACTAAACGAGCCGCCGAACTCATAAGCTCAGTGAGAGTGCTTGAAAAGGAGCGAGACAGGCTAATCAAGAAAAACAGGGGCGTTGAGATAGTCCGCTGCAAGGACTGCGTAAAGCTCAACCGCCACGACTGCCCGATGTGCTACATAGAAAACAAGACGTTGCAGTTCACAGAGGTAAAGCCGGATTTCTTCTGCGCTGCCGGCAGACTTACGGAACAGGAGACTGAAAATGGCTGATTGGCAAATTGAACAAGTTGCAGTAGGAATAGCTGTATTAGCTATATTTATACACTTAGCAGCGTGGATGAAGTTATGCGACAGGGTAACACGGCTCGAAGCTCTTGTTGAGCTCTTAGAGAAGGAAATAATCGAGATACATAAGAAGGAGGACGGTGAT